CATTTTTAATCGTGTCCATACAAGAATCGTGGCATACGATATACCCACCTTTCATTAGAGGCTGAGAATATTTCAGTAAATCGAGAAGGCAGGTTTGAGCAGAATGGTCGCCGTCTATAAAAACCATTGAAACCTTTTCTATATCAAAAAGAGAAAAATCATCAGAAAAATCCCTTACTATCTCAAAAGAGGCCTTTCCAGCAAACTTCCTTATATTCACTACAGCCCTTTCGAAAAGTCCTTCTTCCTTCCATTCTACATCTTTCCTCATTCTTAAAGGCTTATTCCAGTCGTGTATAGGATAAGGATTTTTAAAAATATCTATAATATAAAATTTCCCTGTTATTTCATTCCTGTCCATCCCAAGAACGATACTCGCTGCGCTTTTTCCTATCCAAGTGCCTATCTGGATAATGTCGGCTTCCTTATCGAGCTTTTCTGTTAGATTATAAAGATAATCTATCTCGTTATCTTCTATAAACCCATCGATTTTCTTGATGTCATCTATCAGCATTTTACAAGCACCCCTATCCCGCAAGGATTCACGCCACCGAAAAACTCGCAATATCCGCTATAACTTTTCTGGTCATTATAAATAATCTGTCTCCAAAGCATCCAGACCTGCGTGCAATCAAGGAGCTCCGGCCCTACTATATCGTGGAAAATTATGAGGCCACCTTTACGAACAAACGGAGCATACCTCTGATAATCCTGAGTTACATTCTCTATGGTATGATTAGCGTCTATGAATAGGATATCAGCACTTCTTCCACCAAGAATCTTTTTTGTTTTCTCGACCGCTATATCGCTACCGCTTGAATGACCTACCACAAACTTTATGGTCTTATCGGAGCTGTATTTCTGTTCAAGACCATACATAAGCCCTCTATCGTTCAAATCTACCCCTATCAATAACCTATCTTCTTTGGGAATAAGTTCATCCCAAAATCCAAATGTTCCTCCACGAAACACGCCTAATTCTATGAGAACTTTAGGCTTGACTTCTGAGAAATATCCTTCCATCCAATCAAGAAGCGAGATAAGCTCAAACTGATTCTGCGAAGGCCCGTATTTTCCGTATAATTCTGTAAACTTTTTAATGTTCATAGTCCGCAAGTCTTCGAATATTCTTCCAGAGTTATTTTCTTTCCGCATCTTTGACAAGTAGTCTGGATTTCTACTTGCGTAGCAAAATGATTTTCATCATAGATAGTGTCTATCCAAATCCCCGGCTCGTGCCATCCAAGAGTTATTATCCAACACCATATTCTTTTTAAGACCTGCCTATATCTACATTCCATTTTTTATTAAACCTCTGCCTATCTTCCTCTATCCTCTCAGCACGAAACTTGCCTTCCGAGCCATAACTCAAAGTCGAACCCCAAGCGTGTATAGCTTTTGCCTCTGGAATGACCTTCAATTCATAATTAAGAAGCCGAGCCTTATGCATCAGGTCGGTATCGTCATACCAACACCAGAACTGCTCATCAAAAATCCCTAACTTCTCGAATATCTCAGCCTTTATTATCCCGAAGCACATTCCAAGGCTTCTTTTCTCGAAATCATTAAACGCAAAAGTATCGCCAAAAGTCATTCCGATTTTCTTATCGACTTTAAGCATACTATACATCTTATCAAGAGAGCCTTCTACACAAATAAACACATCAGAATCGAGAAGGCATAGGTCCTGATATTTCCCTGTCTCACCTTTGAGAAATTTCACTATTCTGTTCCTTGCCCGTGATATCCCGATGTTTTCTGAGGTTATCAATTTAATGTCGCCATTATTAAAATCTAACTGCTTATTTATTTCCTCGCCAGTTCTATCCTCAGATGCGTTATCAAGAGCGATTACCCTTATCGGTATTCCTGTAGCCCTTCTTAAAAAATAAAAAAATGGCTGAACAAGAGCTTCATTGTTCCGAAATAAAACACCTACATTAAGCATATTCCCTCCCTGCCTTTATCATCAGATTTATTTCATCCCTCACTTCCGGCGTAGTAGAAGCAAGAAGGACTTTAAAATCTTCATCGCAGTAATTCAAAAACTCTTTAAAATACGCCCTGTGATTCGGGTCCGTCTTGAATAGCTGTTCCCACCTGTTTTTTACTCTGGAATGGCCTAAATGTAAGCCATTATACTCAAAATGGCCGTGCGTCTGGAGAGTATATCCTGCCTCTACCATCATAATAGCCAGAGCCATTTGGTTGTCATATTTGGCTAATTTATCATTAAAGAAGGCTTGAGGCATTTTCTCCCTCAGAATCCTTCTGTAATGGGTCATTACGGGCAACATCTTCTCGAAATAGGGTCTACTATGGGCGAAATGCAATCCTGTCATACGGAGGCCTCTGGTAGCGATTGGGTCGATTCCAGTAGTGTTAGCATAGTCCGACCCGTTATCCTCGCACACTCCGAGATTTCTCTCTAAAATGCCCGGCTGTTCCCGTGTAATCAGGATATCGATATCCCCTATGTAGATATTTTCAAATTCGAGAAAAGAAGGCTCAAACCAGAGCCATCTCAGAGTTTTTACTATATCAGGGTCATCCGGCCACTCTGAAAATACTTCGCTGAATATATGGAACTTGCTACCGTCAAGCTGAGATATCTCCCATTTAATCTTATCGGGAAGAACTCCCTTGATGCCGATAAAAGTGAAATGCTCTGGATAGGCCTTGATTACGGAATGGAGGAAAAAAGGTATATAAGGGTAATACCTCTCTCCTGCCACATACATTATAAAACAAAGTTTTTTATTCATTCGATACCGAGCCTTTTCTTCGCTAAAAACCAATTCTTTATTTCATCATTGGCATCGGGTTCATCTAATCTTGTTCTTTCCTGCCATATTACATAAGCTACTCTCTTTATAGTATCTTCCGAACATTCTCTCATATTCTCGAACAACTGCATTTTGAAAAACATTTAACATCTTGTCCAAACCACATTTAACATCATTCACGATTTATTCTCTCGAAACTCAAGACTATCATATCTTGTTTTCCATCCCTCTGAATCGGAAAGAGGTCTATTCCCCAAAGATGCATCTTAATTCCCCTGTGATACTTCGCAACTGGAAGCGATACTACTATCCTACCGCCCGGCTTACAGACTCTTTCAAGCTCTTTCATCCCTTGTCCCATCGAATCAATATGCTCAAGGACTTCACCGCAAAATACGGTATCAAAAGTATTATCCGGAAACGGAAGATTATTGACATCAGCATAATGAGCGTCTATGCCTTTTGCCTTCATCCTTTCAAGCCGTATTTTAGATATTTCTGTAGCAACCACATTATATCCACGCCTTTTGAGGACCTCAACACAATAGCCATCTCCGGCTCCTATTTCGAGAACATCTTTACCTTTAGCCTGCGACATCATAGTTTCTACTCTTGCTAACTGCCAAGGTTCAGCCCTGTAATGACTTTCATCGAGTATCATTGAAAGAGCAAACTGCTCGTTCAGGTCCTTGATATCATAATCAGGCCTTTTATTCATCGGCTCTATTTCTTCTATCTCATCGATAGCATCAAAAACAAGCTCAGGCTTGAGTTCTGTCATACAAGAAGGCGGCGAAGGATATCCCTCTGGACAATCTCTCCACCACATATCAGTTTTCCACCAACAATCCTTGCATTCAAACGGAGTCTGAATATTTATATTTTCTTCATATCGGAAGAACTCAAGGGATGTAGGCCCGAATAAAACTATGCTTCTTGTCCTCATCGCCCTTGCTATATGAACGAGGCCTCCCTCTGAATCAATATGGAACTTCGCCTTATTGATAAATGCCGAAGTCTGTTTCAGAGTAGCCTTCCCTCTCATATCTATCGCTCCGGCAATAGGTTCTTCAAGAGAATTACCTAACTGAATGACTTTATAACCCTTCTTTTTAAGGTATCTCGATACTTCATTCCAATAATTCGTGGGCCAACATTTAGTCTGCCGGGCTATATCTGAACCGTTATGAACCGTAACATATGCATCATTTTCAAGAAGCGACAGCATATCGTAATCTGTTTTCTCCAGTTTAATAAACATATCATCTGGAGAACCTTCAAGACCTACGCTTTTCAAAGCGAGGTCATAAGAATTGAGCTTTCCTATCCTGTATATCTCATTATTCTTTAGAGGGAAAACTGTGAACACATCTTCATAGGGCTTTAAAAATTCTTCATTGGCTTTTATTTCTTCTTCGTGCCCTTTAGGATTTTTATATATCACTTTCGTCATATATCTTGAATCATAAATGATATCGTGACCTTGAGGAATGATAACTTCATCTATAACTTTATCCCAAAGTTTCTGTCCTACTATAACCACCCGATTGATATCCGGATGATTACATAAAATCTCGGCGCATTTGGTATCACGAATAAATAGTGTTATGAATGAATCGGGATATTTCCTTTTAATGGCGACCGTAAACCCTGCCGTCACCAGAGTATCTCCTATCCCACCAAGTCGGATAATAGCAATTTTAATTGTTCCGACTGGAGGCTCAAGAGAGGCTGAATCCAAAAGGGGTTTTACTTCTTTCTTTTCTGTCAGGAGTTTTTCTTCAAGGTCGGTTACTTCTACTGCGACTTTCTGAGAATGGACTAAATAATAGGCCATCTTGTAATCTACTTCGTATATCTTTCCCGCATCAAAACTTTGAGTACCGCATCCATACGAACCCGCCAACTGAATGAGTTTAATCTTCGGCATTATTTTGACCTCCGGTATTTTTTAAAAAGAAAGGGCAGGTGTTTGAGGCCTGCCCTTTCCAGTATCTTCACTACTACTTATGTGCTGTGCTTTACGTTGGTTGTCTTTACGCAGGCAGTTTCTTCTTCGAGCTTGAAATCTATCCTCATCGTGATAGTGATTTCGATTATCCTCTTACGAGGAACTCTCTCCATCTCATACATAATATCACGATGCACGCCCATTACGATATTCGCCGGATTTATCAACAGAGCCTTAGAGCCGAGCGCTGTGCCCGTACCTTCGGTTATATTCTCTGTCGCAATGGCCGGAACTTTACGAACGGGTATGCCGTTGTAAGCAGGCTCTTTCGCTTCTATCAAATACCTTACGAAAGCGTCGTTGACATTCTTATCGGCAAGGGCCTTAACGTAATCAAGTCTTGCGAGATGACTTACGTAGAATCTCATTGTCGCTTCCTGTTCGTCTACGAACTTTGAGGGCATCTTCCTCAAGGTCTTAAACAGAACGGTATCAGACAGCGATGATGCAAGCGCATCATAGGTGTAAGTAGAAATCTGCTTGAACACACCACTCAATATATCAAGGTATGTTCCGGTAGAACCTGTCGCATCGCCATTCAAGCAAAGACTATCCAAATCAAAAGCAAGCCTTTTGGCAGTCACTTCAAGAATGGTATCAAACAAGCCCTGACCTTCTATAGAATCTTCAAGGGCATCATACCCTAAATCTATAGCCACTATTGCTTCCTGTGCGTCAAGAGTTACTTTCGAAGTCGTGGGCTTCGAAGTCGTTGTCGGCACAGTACCTACGGCATTTGGTTTCTGTAATATGGCAGCTCCATAGG